AATAGACATTTTATATATTATTAATATATTTTATTTTTTCAATTTCTTTTTTTCTTGAAATACTTTTGGATTCTTTGGTTTCTTCTTTTTATAAGGCAATGCTTTCTGTTTTTTAACTATATCAAATTCTTTCTTTGGTGGTGGTTTTTGAGGAGCGTCTTTTTGGACTTTCCCATCAAATATCTTCTGTGAATTGTGTTTTTTATTTTTATAAGTTATGTCGGGATAAATTGAATTCCACGCTTTCAGTTCTATAGGGTCAAATCTCTTAATCTTCATTTGTTCGGCAAGAGTGTTGGGTTTTCGTGGTGGTCGTTGGCAAATATGTTTGGTTGAATTTAGATTGTTCATTACTATCTACCTACATAAATGTTTTTGCTTTACTTTTTTTTAAAAAGTATTACATAGGTTTTTCTATCGTGAAATTGATTACACTCCCACTAAGTCCCTCACTAATTTCATTAGTTTCAATATCCCGAATTTCTACATCAAGTGAATTGAGAACTTGTCGGTTATTATCTAAATCAAGTTTCTTAAGTATGGACGGTTGGAAAGTCCCGACTTGTATATCACCACTACCATTATTAATTATTTTGGAATCTGCGTAAGGTGTTGGAACATCGTGTATAATAGGTTGGGAATAACCCGCCGACTGAACATTATTACCAGAACTCATTGCTTTACTCTGTATATTCTTGTATGCTGATATTGATAAATTTTTGAGGAAGATTGAGTAAGACTCGTCTGTATGTTGGTCAGCATCAGTCTTTGATATTTTTTGGACTTCACCTTCTGGAGCGTTGGGATTGTATGGTTCACTTGTTAAAACACCAACATACATATTTTGCTAATTCGGCAGAAAATTTCAATTGATAATTTTGAACTAAAGTAATAGGTGAAGCATTAGTCGCTGTTCCAAGTGGGGAATTAGCACCGATTTTCTCAAATCCAATCATCTCAATATCCTCAAATCCTTCGCCGTTTTTTTGAGCAGACATTAATACATTGAATGGAATTTGTGAGTTTGCCTTCTGTGCTTTTTGAGCATCAGTCCCAGCAGTAAAGTCGGTTAATCCATCTTGTTTGAAAAAGTTATAAGTTAACCAATTGGTAGCATTCTTACTATCATATATAATATTAGAACTACTCACACTTTGTGAGGAACTAAGATTAAATATACGGAATCCTAATTTATCAGTTTTTTTAGCAGCAAATCCTTCTGCCCAGTAAGTCTGGATTGCTAATTTAATTTGAATCTCGGTTATTGCTATTCCATTTGTTAAAGACTGTATAGGACAAGTCCATAATAGTTCCATTCTGTTTAATTCTTTTGCTGGATGAGTTGGTGTTCCACCAGAAGTTTCAAAGTTAATTCCTCGCCATACATTTAATTTTGGAGAAGCACCACCAGTAAGTTCTACACCCATAAATGCTTGGGGAACTGCTGTTATAAGACTTGCCGCTCCAGCGGAATTCTGGATTGCGTCGGTAGTGTTTGGTTGATAAAGAATAGGATTCAGTAATGTTCTTGTTGAAACTGAAGTCTGTGTCCCACCCGTGCCTTGAGTAAATTTATTATGTGAACCAGCATCAGCATATTCAGTCCAATCACTACCACCAGACTTAACAGCATCTGCGATGTCCATAGAACTAAGTCCTAAGAAAATATTACCTTGTTGTCCACCAGCAGTTTTATTTGCTTTGAATGTAATTAGATTGTGTGGTGCTGGACTATCCAATTTACCGATATATGAGAAATCGTATGCTTGTTTAGATAATCCATAACAATCATAATAAATACCAGCACCAAAATCAGCAGAAGTTTTAACAGCAACTTCTCCATCACCACCAGCACCGATTCCTATGTTATGTTCTGCGGATAATCCAATCCATTTAGTAGCAGACTGATTTGAAAGATTATAATCTTTATACCAACCTATAGCAATTTTGGAAGTGTCTTCTCTTTCATAGACTGGATTGTAAAGGAACATTTGTTTAGGCACACCTCCTACGGCACGGATTCCATAATCAGCATCAACATCTTCAACACCACCAAGTCTTTCATTAATAACTAGTTCTAATTGGTCTGGTGTGTATCCAGTTTGTCCAGTAATTGGATTTATACTTGGGATAGTAATACTGTTGAGAGTCATTACCGAGTTTGATATAGATGTGTCTGCTGGTATAACAGTCGGTAATACATCACCTAACAAAACTTCTATAGTTTGGTCGCTTGTAAAATATACTGAAGAATTTCTTTTGAACTTTGCGAAGTTCAAATATACCTTTGAATTAGGTTCAATAACTAATGGTTCTCTAAATCTAACTGAATAGGTGTGTCCATTTCCAACTGGCGATACTAAGTTGATTGAAGTCATTTATATAAATAACCAAGAAATTAAAAATAATATAATAAATCTTCCCAACCTTCCGCTGGGTCATCTGTGTAGACATATTTTCTTTTAGTCTTGATGGGGTCAATTCTTATCCAACCATCACAAAATTTTTTTTTTCGGGACTTGACTTTTATCCGTTTACCTTGCTCGGCAAGTTGTAGTTTTATTAAGAGTTTCTTTGCTGGGTCTCGTCGCATAGGTCTTTTCGTAATGTAATACCTGCGACCATAAATTTCTCCTAATCTTGAACCATCTTTTTTACCGATTTTGTATCCGTTGTTGATTTTATAAATCTTTAAGTCCATAATATTAATATATTTTATTTTTCAACTGACTTAACTAATTGACTATGAATATCTGGTTCTAAACTACAATTAGATTTACAACATATAGTCATCTTACAAACTATTCTCTTTAACAACTTCCCCAACATAAAATATAACAAACTTTTTAAAAAAAAGTTTAGACAAAAATTAACTTTACATTGTTTTCACTAAAGTCTGTAAATTGAGTGCGGCATTGTATTTGACGAAAGTCTGGACTAACTCACTCTTGTTTCGCCTATCAACTGGAAGCAACAGAGAACCAGCATTGACTCCAGAATGAACTGTATTAGAGTAATCCCGATTAATGTAATTGAGAGAATTACCGACACCATAAGTGTAATCAACACCAAGTCCTAATAACTCTGGATATAACTGATTACCGACTCCGTCTGTAGTTGCTACGGCAGTTCCTTCAACAGCAGCATTACCAGCACTGTAAATACCATTAGTTCTATCTCTGTAATCAAATTCTAAATTGTTGGCAGTTCGTCGCATATTAGCAGAACTTCGTTTTGCTTCCATACCACCGAGTAATGCTCTTTCAAAATGTTTTCTAATTTCAATATCACCCATAATGTTTTCACGCTTAAGGTATTGTGAAGGATTGATTGAACCTTCACCAGATTCAACCAAAGATTCATAATTAGGTTGGACTTTGAGTGGGTATGTGAATGGGAATCGTAGATTATCTTTTTTGTGTTCTATTTGTTTTAAACCGACTGGAAGACGGAAGTTAGGTTGCTGGTAGTTGAGATTGTTGGTTTGGTCTTTATCCAGATATAAATTACACATTGCTTTTACCGAGTTAAGTTGTGGAGTGTAAGAAATATTATCTTGGTCAGCGTGAATATCATTCAGTAAGTTAAGTTGGGAATTGAGTGGAATCTGTGATTGGTATGACTTAAGTTCTTGAGGTGTTGGGACAATATATCGTCCCTCTAACTTAAGATTTCTTAAACAATACATAGAGTTAGATAAGTCCATAGTTGTCGCACCACCACCAGTTGATGCTTTATCTCTAAATCTCTGGAATAACACTGAAGAATCTGGTGCTAAGTGGAGAGTGAGCATAAGACCATTAGTATATGCTTGACCTAAATGAATGTTTCCAGACTGAAATAAATCAATATCTAATTTAAGTGAGAATGGAACACCGAGTTCTCGGTTGTTGTTTGTTTTCAAATCTTGGGCAGTTTTGTCTGCTATAATTTGGATTCGCCGATTGACTTCGTTGGCGTGATTACCTTGTGATAGTGTTCGGTTTGCGGCATTACCCCACAAGTAATCTTCGTCGTTGTTAGTGTATGCTTGTCTAAGTGAGGAGTATGCTGGATAGTTATGAATGTTAATTAACTCGGTATTTGTTTTTTTTGTTTGAATAACCACTTTATCTATAACATTGTGAACTCCGCCGTGATTCGGGATATTACAAGCAGTTTCCTTAGATATAGAAGCACCATTATCATTTTCTAAATTAGCGTAAGTCGGGTTTCTAAATCCTTCGTCTGTATCTTGCTGTTTAACTATGAACTGACCAGATAGAACCAGTGTCCGTGTTTCCAGTAATTTTTCAACTGCTGGAAGACTGAACTTGATTATTGGGTTAGACTCTTTGAATGAGAAACCACCAGCAACACCATTAGTTCCCGAACTTTGGAGAGGATTATCGTTGAGTGGCGAAATACTAAAATAATTCTTTTCAATCGGCATTTTATATATTAATAAAATATTTTAATTATAAAAAAATTCCATTTACAAAATAAGTTGGAGATTATCTTTGTTAATCATAATTGTTTTAACTGAGAAAACAAAGTTAATTATTCTCACATTACCGCAAGTCTGCCCATCTACAGCAGTATCTCGGGAATTACTAAATTGAAGACGAATCTGTGGTTCAGCGTCTTTAAGATTGTAGACAAATTGTTCGCCTCGTGCGAGTTCTCTGGCGTGTAAGTAAGTATTAGTGTAATCACAGATATTACCCTTTCGGCATTCACCAAGTCTTTTAACATCTTTACCTATAGATTTAAATGCTTTCACAAGTTCATTCATATTAACGACTTTATCGCCTTTTGCTGTAGGGTCATATGCTTTGAGAGGGTAAAGTTTGTTGTTGATGAAATACTGAACCGAGTTTAAGAAAGTTCGGTGTGGTGGTTGACCATTGTAATAATTCTGTCCATATTTTTCATTTTCACTTGCTACAGAGATGTAGTGTGTGAAGATACTTTTAGCAGCAGAAGCAACTGAAGTAATGTCGCTTTGATGACTAAGTGAAGTCTGTGGAAGATTATCCAAGAAACAATCCCAAGATATGTAGTCAAATTGGGATTCCTTAATCATACCTTTCATCATACCTTGAGGTGGGATTACTTGTAATACCTTAAGTTCAACATTTTTGAGTTTATAAGTGGATTGTGTTGAATCATTAGCAAAGCAAATCTTACAACCAGTAGACGCTGCGAGATTAGCAGTCGGGACTATAACGATTCGGGCAGTCGGTGTTCCGTCGGTTTGTGAAAATTCTCGGTGGACGTGGTCTACAGTAAATGCTTGTTCAGTTTGGGTCGCCCCACCCGTTCCTTGTAAAATCATATTAGCACCCTTAACAATACCTAAGTCTGCTGGGTCGGCAATGTTAGTTCCAGTAATAACAATAGTTTTCAAGGTTTTAGCACCACGACCAGCATTAGCAGCAGCAGTAGCAATATCGTCAACAGCAATACCATTAGCAATAGAGTCTGCCTTGACCATTACTTTTGCTCCATTTGAATCAAGAGCACCATTAGCAACATAAGCACGAGTCATAACTTTTTTATCTTCGGCAAAAGTAATTTCAATACGAAGACCACCAAATAATAGGATAGGAGTTAATTTCTCACTTACGCCGAAATGAGAAAAGATTCCCGACTTAAGTGGAATACAGAATTTACGAGCAGAGAATTTTTTAGCACACATTTCAGTATCAACATCTAATTCTTGATTAGCACCACTTACTACACCACTACCAGAAGATATTTGACTAAATAACTCACTTCCTAAGTCTAAAGTTCCTCGTGGGTCTCCAGCATATCCACGCTCTGTAAGCACATTTGCTTTGGTTCCCGCTGTTTGGGCACAAGTGTAGGCACGGCATTCTGGGTCAGTTCCGTTCTTAAGTTGGGAATGAGCATTATCTTCTTCCATATATTGGTTTTCAATACCACACCACAAATTGTAGTTAGTAAGTGATTCTAAGAGTTGACCATTAGCAAGAGAGAAAATATCCATTCTCTGGATTATTGAGGAAGCACCAGAAGTTGCTGGAAATAAATTAACTCGGGAATTAGGACAAGTGTTGAGCATATCAAATGAAAGGTATGAATCTTTACCCTTAACAAAACCAATATCTGGGTGAACGGTAAAAATCGCTTTTTGTTCACTTGTGAATTCAGTTCCATTATCGGCAACGAGGGCAATAAATTTTGAGTTTTCGGCAACAGACATTTTATATATTATTAATATATTTTATTTTTCCAAATTAAAATATCTTAAATTATTATAATGTCGTTGAAAGAAATAGTTGAACCAATCTACACTCAAATTGAAGACCGTTCTGCGAGAGTAAGTAATACCGTTATAAGAGCAATAGATGATACTGCTGTTGCTGGGACTTTTACATTAGGTAGTAGTGGTAATCTCAATGTATTTAAAATCAGTGATGGGTCTGGTGCGAATACCGCCTTAGATGTTAAGTCTACATCTGCTCTTGATGTGAGAGATACTGGAACTGGTGCTCGGCAAGTCAAGGTTGAAGGATTGGTAAGTGATACAAGTGATTCAAATAAAAGAAAACCCCAGACTTGCGTCTTTAATATGAATGGAACTACCATAGTTAATACTGGGTCGGGAATTGCTTCTGGAACTAATTTGTTCTGTGCTGTAAATAAAATCACAGTATTCAGTTCTGGAAATACATTTACTAATCAAGGTGATATATCGGTAAAACAAACATCCACATCCACAGTTTACAATATTCTACAAGCAAAACACTTCAGCAGTAAGTCAATGTTTTATGCGACTGCTCACAATGAACAACTCTTAATTAAGGATATTCACATATCCAGTTCTCTTGCTACTGCTTGTTCTATAGAGTTGTTTGAACAAGATTTGGAATCTGGTCATAAAGAAATGATAGGTAAGTTATTTGTCGGTAATACTCATAGTGATATTAACCACCCATTAAATTATAAAATCGGTAAAACCAAAGTATTCTTTGCTGAAATAACCAATCTTGAGGCAATCATCGGCACTAACCACATTGCCGCAAATGTATCGGCAATATCAATTTAAAGAAAAATATATTCTAAATTATATATGAGGAGATATACTGAATGGTTAAAAGAGAAATTGATGTGTGATATTTGTAAAAGAGAAATCAGTAGAGGTCATATTCATAACCATTTAAAATCAAAGATTCATATTAAGAACTGCGAAGAATTAGCAGAAAAAGAAAAGAAAAAAATATGCCAACCAGTGGTTATATCTTGGGATTAAAAGTTGGCGTTCTTTTCTCGTTTTTATTTTATTTTATTATTATATATGGATAATAATGAATTGTTAGATGTCGGTTATATTTACCAAATTACTTCACCAGATGATGATAAGATTTACTATGGTTCAACTAAGAATTGGATACAAAGAAGAAGACAACATAACTCAATAATTAATACTTGTATGACTATGTATATGCTTGGAAAAAAAGAACTCCTAGTCCTAGAAACTTGTTATGGAATTACAAGAGGTGATTTGAAAAAAAGAGAAAGAGAATGGATTGAGAAACACGATGAAACTATGTCTGGACTTTGGTTGTTAAACAAACAAATACCGACTCAAAGTGCCGCTGAATATCATAAAAAAAGATATGCTAAAAAATCTAATTTATATGCTGCTCAACAGAAGGTTTACTACTATAAAAATCACGAGAAAGAATTAAAGAGAAACAAAAAATATCTGGCGAGTAGGAAGGGGGATACTTGGTTTTGTGCTGATTGTAATAAGTTATATTCTTGGACTACTAAAAAATCTCATATCAAATCTAAAAAACATTTAGACAGTGTATCCACCGCCGCCGCTACTAAGTGTGTTCCCCTTGAAAACGGATGTATCCAGACCACCACCGAATGTTCCGCTGGTCATACTTGCTGATGCTGCCTTTGCTTGTTCACCCTTTTTATCTAATCCGTGTATTAAACCACCTATCAAACTACCAATACCGACTATTTCACCTATAACTGGAATGCCGTCTAAAGCAGCATCCATACCACCCATTACTTTAGATGCTACATTACTTACTACACTACTCGCCGCATCTTCATCACCACCGACTGTGCTCTCAACTACCGACTTACCAGCACCCTCACCAGCAGCAGTTGGATTTGGTGTTGGTTGAAGTCCAACTAGAGCAGATTGTTCTGTAGCAGTTCCAGAGATAGGTGCTGCTGGAGCACCAGCAGAACCCCCAGTTTGTCCCGCTGCTTGACCAGTTTCTCTTGCGGCGTTAATAGCATCACCCATATTAACTGATGTTGTAGAAGTCTGTTGTCCAGCGATTACCGACCTACCAGCAGCAACTGATATTCTACCACCCGCTGCTTGGGCAGTGGCGGCAAGTTGGGATGCTGTTCCCCCACCCACAACAGCAGCAGCGGCGGCGGGAGCAGCAGAGGCAGCAACTGAGGAAGCAAGTCCACCAGCGGCACTTGCCGATGTTATACCTTGTGTAAATGTAGCGGCAGCACTACCGATATTACTTACTGCGGTTTGAGCAGCAGCGGCAACATCTCCACCAGTAGTTTCTGCTGTAGTAGTGGCGGCATCAGTTGCGGCGGATTGTTGACTTTGAAGAGTTCTGTATACTTTTCTACCGTGTTTCCAAACAGTTCCAGCAGCAGTAAGTGCCCCACCCCAACCTTCCGCTTGTTGGGATATGGCGTTAAATTTATCTTCAATTGTATTTGCTAATTTATTTCCGTATTCTTGTTTAACATCGTTTTCGTGGTTAATCCCTTCTTGGAGATTACTCATATATCCTTGTAGTTGATTGAAATACGCCATTTATATATTTATATTATATTTTATTTCTCGTCGTCGGTATTTTCTTCATCTAATTCTAAATCGGTTTCTTCTTCTTTTTTTGGTAAGTCGGTTTTCTTTTTAGTCATATCCCATAATGGTTCTTCTTCAAAATTTCTTCGTGCTGTTAAATCTTGAATGTTGAGGAAACAAAAGTCAAATGGTTCTTGTTTGGATTGATTATATATGTTGATAAATTCTTTCTCACTTCCACCGAATACCGACAATTCTTGACTCATTTTTTTTAATTCTATCTCGGGACTATTGCCCATTAGAAAATAAGCAGAGGCATTAATTCTTTGAATAGCATTGAGATATTTAAAATACTGAGATATAATACAAATACTCAATTTACCTTCTTGCTCTTCATTTCCAATATGTCGGTATTTGGTAGTAAGTCCCGTCAATGCGTCAATAGAACTTCCCGCTCTCTTCACATTCACATTACCGATAATATCTTCTAATACTAACAAATACTTACTATTACTGTCGTCATCTTGAACCATTTGGATTATCTCTTCCATTAGAGCATCGTTGTAATCTGTAAAGACAAAGTCAAATTGTTCCAAGATAGGTTTCATAATCTTATCATTGTATGCGGTGTTGGATATTAAAATCTTAACATCAAATAGTTCTTTGTATGGGAAGTTTGGATTAAAAAATAGATTTGCCATAAACAGACTTTTACCAGATTTTACAGCACCAATCACATATGCTAAAAATGGATGGTTAGGTAATATATCAAAATCAACTTCACCGACTTCATCTTTATCTAATTTTTTCAAGGGTAGAATTTCATAATTCTTTGGGTCGTATTTATTCTTCTGCGAATCCAGTTTCTTTTGGGACATACTTATATGTATCATAGATTTTATTTAACTTGATTTTTAACTTTTCATCGTCAAATATCTCCTCATCTTCTATAGTATCTAAATGTTGACTTAGTTCATCAAAATCCTCAATAGTTTCACATTTTTCCAATGTAGATTCTCGCATTAACTCCCACGATTCTTTTCTGTGAGTTTCCCATTCTTTTCTTTTTTTTTTAGCAAGTAAAGTTTCCCGAATTTTAGATTCTTTTGTTGATTTTTTTAAGTCGGTTTTCTTTTGTTTTGCTGACTTAGTCTGTTGTATTCCTTTTTCAATAAATTCTGCGTCCTCTTTCATTTTTTTTAATTCTTTCTGTCTCTTGTTTTCTTGAACTCTTTTTCTGCCTTTTTCCAATGCTGCGAGTTGTGCCTCACTTAACTTCTTTTTTCTTCGTTCTCGTTTTAACTCTGTTTCTGGGATAGGTTCTTCAACTGGCGGCGGACTTGGTGGTGGTGTGTCGTCTTCTTGTTTCCACTCTACCTCACCATCAGCACTCTCAATAACTTTGGGGACAATTTTAAATCTAACCATATATAATAAAAAAATATATTATTAATCTAAGATAAACTATGTATTATTTAGGATACAGTAAACTCGGGACTGCTTTTTTATCAGTATTCAAACTCCAACTCGTCGTCGCTTCCGCCTTGCTCAAGTTGTTCCTTAATTATTTCGTCGGTTGTTTTTAATCGCCAATATCTTAAGACATTCTTATAACTAACTACATCACCATTTGGTTTCTTAAAACTTAATACATCCTTAAAAAATATTCGTGTAGATGTAGAAGTCTTAAGATGTTCTACTACATTCTTCTCGCTGTATTGTTTGTTTTGTTCGTGTTTGGATAATGTTCTGTAGAAATCACTATCCTTAAAAAACGACCAGAATTCCTTAAATTTAACATAGTTGTTTTTATTAGACATATCCTTCGTATAGTGTTGTTTTAACACCATAAATATATTATCATTGTCTTCTATATAATTTTTAGTCCGTTCAGTAATTTTATTAGAGACATATAACCGACTACACACATTATATCCAGCATTATCTGTTTCCCATTTCTTCGCATACCGAATTAGATATATAAATAGAGCATACTTAAATTCATTTTGGAACTCAATAGTCTTGTAATATGGATTTGCCTTGAAGATATGGTTAAGTTCCTTCTTTCGTTTCAGTAAGTCTTTGTCGGTAGTATATGTAGACACGAATGGAATATCACGAAGTCTTCGCATAATACTATCACCCAAATCACCAACCATAGGGCATTTCTTGTTTAACTCTAGAATATGAGTCCCAACTAATTCTACCTTGTCTTCATTAGAATATAACTTACGAGCACAAATACCCTTACCACCAGTTAATTCCTTAATTGCTGATAAGTTAAGTGATTTTTTTTCATCTGGTTCTCGGTAATTAATAAACCGTTTTCCAGACATATTAGCAATTGCTGGATTACCACCGTCCTTCAGCGGATTTAGTAAGACAGCATTGTTTGCTGAATAACCGAAATTACCGAGTGTTTCCAAATGTAATTCATTTATCACACCCTTCCCATTACCGCCTCCACCACTCGCAAATATGAATTTCTCAATAGGAATTCCATATAAACCAGTTGCTAAGTAATGAATGTATTCTTGCCGAATGTCTGGGTCTGGAAATATTTCATCTACAAGTTTACCAATTTTATCCACTTGTTCTTCTGTAGGCATAACCCAGTTATAACCAGTTGTTTCCAATATGTAATTCTCACGACGAGTTCCAACCCAGTTATGAGTTTTTAAATCATAACAAGTATTATTAAACGGAAGTAAGTAGGGATTCTTATCAAACTGTATTTCTTCGTAATCCACCACAGACAACAGACTTCTCAGTCGCTCGGTAATAGAATTAATTTTACCACAGTTTTTTAACTTCGCAGCAAGTCCAGAAGCAAACTTAATTTTCTCACCAAGTTCACCTATCTCGGTTTTAATCTCTTCGTCTTCTGGTTGTTCTTGTAGATAATTTAATCGTTCATAGAGTTCATCAAGTCGGTTTTTCTGTATTCCAGACAAGTAATCACTTAAAACTTTTTTTACTCTCTCATTCTTCTCGTCCTTAAACCACCGACCTTCAGTGCCTTCATCATTACCGAGATAAATGAATATAGTGTTTTCCAAGTAAACTAAGTTATTCTCATAATTACGATGAAATATTTTTGCTTGTGAGTCATCACTATCCAAGAATTCCATACTATCCATCTCGCTATTCTGTAATTCACGATATGCTTGTTTGTTGGATATTTTAGAATAGTAATACATAGTCCCAATAGATATAGTTGTAGAATCTACCGACTCATATTTATTATGAAACTCTGCTTCATTAAATTTATCGCTCTTCTGTGAGATATAATGAGCAATTGCCTTCGCATTCTCACTCTTCAGTGAAGTCAGTAATTTTAACCAACTATCATACTCATCCAAGTATTTAACTGAAATAATGTCGGCATACTTGAAAAGTCGGGATTCTTTATCCAGTTCTTCTAACTCGGTATTTGTTTTTTAGTTTTAGTCTTCTTCTTCAGTTTCATTTTTAAGTTAGTTTTCTGTTCCGCCAACTTAAGTGGAGCACCAGACTTCAGTGGAAGTTCATCATACTTCAAAGTCGGTATTTCACAAACATTCTCAATAACATTACTTGCTGGACACCAACCGAAAAATCCACTGAGAATTTCCAAGTCTTCATATACCGAACAATTAGGAGTTAATCTTAACAAGTTTTTCTGTTTGGATAATTTCTTGTCTAACTTGAAGAATATATGTTTACCGAGTGCCTTCGTCGTAGATTTGTAATACGGACATATTTTAAGTAAGTCTTCTACGAAATCGTATGCTAAATCACTGTATTCTTTATCTTCCTTCCAATCTATATCCAGATGATATATCTCGGTAGTATCCATACAAATCGTATACTTGCTCTGCTCAATTACCGACATCTTCTTAAATATATCTTGGTATTTAACTAAGTCGGTATTACACCAATTAGCATTAGCAAAATCCTTCTTATTCGGCATTCCACCGAACAGAGAACAAGACTCTAACTTCTTCTCATATTTACCCTTCGCACCCTTGCTCACAGACACAAGAATAGGTCGCCACTTAATATTATTATTTTCGCAAAATTCTACCACGCTCATTATATACTCTTGTAGAATAATTTTTAAATTATTCAAATTTTTATAATTAAAAATAAAATCACATATAAAAAAATAATAGTGCTACGAAAATCGTCTATACAAATAATCTAAATACCGACTTTGCTAACTCGGTTTTTAATTTCTATATTTACTTGTCTAATTGCTGAAGTGTGTTCAAATGGAATACCTTCTTCTTCATCATCACTGTAATATTCATCTTCACTTTCGTCAAACTCGGTGGGTTTTACACAACCACCTACCGAGCAGAAACATACATCGGTATTAACTGTGTTTATTGTGGTGTCTTTAAAACAATAAGGTTCTGGTTCTTCTTCTGGATATTCTTCACTAAAACATCGGTCGCAAGTTAATTCATTCTCATTTAAGGCATCTCTAAATACAGAGTGTGTTGCTGTTTCTTCGTCGCAAGTCCAACACTTAGGTTCTTGTGTGCTGACGCTGTGGGACATCTTGTATGCTCTGGAAATGAGAGAAAAAATTTCGTCAATTTTGCCGACCAAAAACGATTTTCGTGTATAGAACGGATGGAATACCGAATTAAAATGTCGGTAATTTGTATGGTTGAACCACTACCCAGAACTGAACAAGAATACTTAGATTTAGCACAGACTTTCAAAGACCGAATGGATGAGAAAGATAAAGAATACCGACTTATCAAGAAAAAATACATCAATGCGAAGAAACTGATTTCCCAGACTTACGGCATAATCCGCTCAATCCAGAATGAGATGGATACAGACTTTGCTGATGGACACTTGATAGAGTGGTTGATTAACGAGATACGCTCAATCCACAGCGATTACCTATTTATGGAAGAAGAGAGACAACTTGGGATATATGACCAAGACTAACGAATACCGACTTCCTAACTCGGTATTATGGTCAGTCTATACACAAAAATCGTTTTTGGTCTATAAATTTGATAATTTATTTTCTCTCATTCTCTACAGCATATCACAAGTCTACAATGTCTTACACTCTTCAAACTTACGCCGAAGCAAAGCACAAACTGAGGTCTAACGCTCTGGAACACGCTGTTCAGTGGGCGAAGGGTCTTAAGTTGGTAAATGCCGAACTTACAGTTTTGGGATTTGAACTGGAATATCTTGAGCGAATCTTGAATGCTGTTGCTATGTCTATTCCAGAAACTGAAACTGATGAAAGACCAAACTTTGACGCAATTATGAAATTTATGGGTGAAAAAGATACTTGGGTTGGTAAGTCTCAAGAGGTAGATGGTAAACCAGTCCAACCAGTCATAGATTTTTCCAATCAAGAATACCAAGATGAAGATGGAAATAAAATTACCGACTTGGAGTGGATTGGTAAGTCAAGAGCAGACCAAATCCTACACAGACATAAAACAAAAAAACAAAAACAGACTATGTTGGAAGAACAGAGAAAACTACTCGCTTGGAAGCAGAAGTTTTACCGATATATGTATAACCACGATATTCCACAGATGGATAAGTATCACAACAAAATCTCGGCATTTGAGTCAACTCAGTTAGACGAACGGATTGAGGCAGACGCAAGTGGACAAACAGTTTTCGTTGAGCAACATAATCCAGACGCCAAGATGATAAGTGAGTTGGACGGATTGGACTTGGGTTATGCTGCCCAAAAAAAAGCAGAGGATAATACTACAGAAAGTAATGGAGGAAACATTAAAGATTTTGCTGATAGAATTAAGGAAGCATATGAAGTTAGAGTTAAGTATATCGGTATTATAAATATGCTCAAAGAAACTAAAGAACTTGGACAGACCAAGACTGCTAAATTTAGAATGTGGACACAAGTAGACGAAGTGGATGGCAGTGTTCCAGCACTTATGTAAATAGTTTGGATTTATTAGATTTAGAATAAAAAATTATTTTTTATTAATATATGGGAAAGTGTTATTTTTGCGAGACTGAAGAGCGAGAGCATTGGGGCGGATATTGGTGTCCACAATGTCGGCAAATTAAAAACTTAGGTAATGTTTATGGATTTGATAGAGTGTTGGAAATACTTAAGAAATGCTGTATTAGAGATGAAACCCAACTTGAAAAAAAAATAGATAATCATAAGAGAAGTAAGTCCACTACTACGATGAGCGACGAAAGTTATATAGATAAACCACTAACTCGGTCTAAAGCAGCAAAGGTGTAAAATTATAATCATTATGTTCTGTGATTATTCTACCATTCTTGGATATATTATCTACAATTTTCATAAAAGACCGAGCACCATTAGCATACATCGGTATTATCTCACGAAATCCATTTGCCTTAACTAAGTCGGTATTTTCATCACTTATGTAATATGGGTGAAATAAGATAATTCTAACTCTGGAATTTTTAAGTCTGTAGTATTCACTGTGGTCGCTTACTTCATTAGGCATACTTACATACTTTTCAAATATATTGTGATGGTTAGTTTCTAACTGATAAGTGGACTGGCACGGATACAACTTCCCGTCCGCACAGCAGTCCCAAGCATCATAGAATGTATCTCGGTTTTTACAAATCTCCTCACTTGCCATACTACCATTACCCCAGTAGTAATTTTCCCATAACTTGGGATTCTTCGTTTTACCCGCATTTCTTGGTCTTAATACGCTGCTCATCTTGTGCTTAATGGTTTTACAGAAAATAAATTATCAATTTTATAGTCATTTTTATTTCTATACACAAAAATCGTTTTTGGTTTAAAAAATTGAAAATTTTTCTCGCCCACATCCCATCAGCATCAGCACAGAATGAATACAAACCAGAGACTCGCCAACAATGTTTACTTCAAGTCGGTATTAAACCAGAAGGTTAAAATCTATGTCTGGAAAGATGCTGGATTAGTTTATGAAATTAAAGATGATAAGTTTGTATGTGATACTCCCGAGAAAAAAAGTAAATTGAGAAATATTACAACTACCAAGTTCTATAATAATAATACAACTGAATAGACAAATTTCGTAGGGTGTGCTATAAAATTGAAGTTTTAAAATATTATATTTTTATATTAAGATGAGCGTCGCATATTGGAAAAAAGAAGCACAGAAAGCACAACGGGCAACTCGGTTTGCTTGGGGGCAATACTTCCAAGTTAGGAATGAATTATTTGAACACCAAGTCGGTATTTATGAAGAAGTCCAGATTACACCTATTCCAGAAGATATGGACGAACATTTACAAAAATTTATAAATGAGTTATATGAAAAAGCAAAGACATATGTTGAGTGTGCTATATGTCTGGAAGTTATTACAGCAGATAAATTAGACACTACGCCGTGCGGACATAACTTTCATAAAGATTGCTTGAATTACTCAAACAAACTAAAGAAGTCGGGAAAAAGACTGTGCCGTGCCCTATGTGTAGAAAAGACTTGTGGTGTATAAAATCCAAATAAAAAAAGTTTTATTATAATAATGAAATATACAGATTTAATTTTAGAATATGGTGGAATGGTTATTTTTTTTATTTTACTGATTTATAATTACAACTGTCCAAACTTATCATCTACCTCTACTGGTTCTTGAGTTTCTGGGTCAAAGTATCGTCCATCGTCGGTTTTCCAGAGCATAGTCCCATCTGGGAATGTGAATTCTTCAACATCTTCGCATTCACTTTCGCTGTCGTCATCTTCTTCTTCAATTACAAAGTCAACTGGATATTGCCAAGTTGTCGGGTCTTCGGTCATATTCTTAATTGGCGTGAATAAATTGACTGGTTCGGGAATATCCCTCAGTCGCAATTCAGCAAGTTCATATTCCAATGCGTCCTTGACTACCGACCAAGACCAACGGATGTTGGGAGAATGGGATACATTTGGTTTATCTGTGAGATATTCTTCTACCATTCGGTCTCGCACTTGGCGGGAAATAGCAAGTTGGTTGCTCCAGTGAAGTTCGCCAAACTGTTCTTCATATCCTTCATAGGCATATTCCTCGTATGCCTCGTAGATATGCCCTTGGCAATCGCTCACGAGTTCATTGTGAGTCTTTGGAGACCCGCATTGGATTTCTACATACCGAGCAATGGAGCACGGATTGGTTTCACCGAGTTCGTTGTTGAGGCAGTAGATAGTTGGCATTGGGGAAGACATAATAAATTGGTTGTTTTTTTGTAGGGTTTTGGTGGGGATTGAGGTAATAAATTGAGAGGGGATTGAAAGCGGATTTGCTTGTGGGGATTTGTGATTGTGCTCTCTGGATTGAGAGAAAAAAAATATTCAATTTTACTGAATAT